AGGACCCAAGTTAAGATAAATGGAATCGGTATCAGAAGCAATAACATAGTCAACATCCTCAGTTTTTAAAATTTTATTAATCTTCTGGTTCATCTTATTCTCTATCCATCGAATAGAGACCTGCCCAGACATAGTAATTGCCTCAGCATTTGCTAGTTTATAATAACGAAAATACTGATTACCAACAGCACCATAAGCGGAGTTCAAAGAAATCTTCTTTGCCATCTGAATATTATTACACCTTGCAATCTCTTTTGTAAGAGCAATAGATGGTTTCTTCTCATAATCTTTCTTTGCCTGAATCATCCTCTTCTTGAAAATGACACGCTCATTATACATCTTCTCCATCAACTCAGGAAGAAATCCTCTTACATCCTTCCTATACTGTGCTCCATTAGCACAAGTAGAATATTCACCACCTATTTCTACCTGCTGTCCAAGTATTTTTGCAACTGTAACCGATGGGTGCCGTTCGTCGATGAGGGTCTCTGGCGAGATGTTATACTGCATGATGAGATGAGGGTAGAGACTGTTAAGGTCAAAACTAACAACCCAATCATACTTACCTGGTTTCGGTTCTTTAACATATGCCCCAGCGTATTTTTCATTTTTTTGTGATCTATTTTTTGGAGGAATTACAATGTTTCTTTTCTTAAGATAATTATAAATTATCGTATCCCACATCCGAACTTGATAGAATACATCCTCATAATTCACCTTAGCATCATATGCCATAGTGAGAGCAAGTTCAATCAACTTCATCTTGTCTTCCAGACGGTCAACAAGTTCAACGTCAATTATATTATACTCTACAAACTTCTGCCAACCCTTTGTGTAGAAATCCTTAAACGTATCAAACTCACTGTGGTCTAACTTCTTCTGTCCTAATTCTACACTAGCAATATAATCCAACCTATAAGACTCTTGTGCCTTATAAGTAAACTTCTTATATAAGTCCAAATAGTCTAACTGCGAGACTCCACCTATATCAATAGTTATATGCCTACGACCCATGATATGAGTTTCATCCTCTGTCACCAATCCCCAAGGTGACATACGCTTCATTAACTTCTCACCAAGAACCCTTTCAATCCTACGACACATATATGGAATATCATATAACTTACTGTTCCATCCAGTAATAACTTCTGGTGTATTGGATTCAATCATCCACCAGTTAATAAAATTACTCAGAAGAGCATGTTCAGTTTCAAACGCTTTGTATATAACATTATCCTGCTTATTATCAAATGGTCCTAAACCCCAAGTTCTAATCTGCTTAGTGGTATAGTCCTGTATTGATATAAGAAGTATCTCTTCAGCAGCAGATTCTACATCAGGGAATCCATTCTCAGACTTAACCTCAATATCAAGTGTAACTAACTTAATCTTTTCAATATCAAACTTTAATTCCTGCTCTGGATACTTCTCAGAAATATACTGGTATATGAATCTTTCATTACCGTAAATATTAAAATTCTCTACATCAGTATACTTCTTTATAAACTCTCTACAATCTCTAACTGATCCAGGCTCAATAGACTCCACATACTCACCATTAAGAGTCTTATACTTAGATTTCTTTTTAGAGTTGACAAAAAGAGTTGGGTAAAACTTCTCACGGGTTGCGAAGTGTTTTCCATCTTCATAACCACGAACTAAGAAGTTGTCTCCAACCATCTGCACGTTTGTGTAAAATGCTAGCGACATAAAATCGTACTACTCATTCCTTAATTAAATCTTGATACTTTTCTAGTAGTGTAGGGGTTGGCTCTGTTAGTGTAAGAATCTTATCAGAACTGATCATAAACGAAGACTCCTTTGTAACACCCATTAAAAATGGTTCTAGAATCTGTCGATCGTCTACAGTCTTAACCAAATATGGATTGTTCAATTTACAATCTGGTTCACCAAGTTCTGATGGGAGTTCTTCAATAGTACTAATCAGAATCTGTTGATTTATCAGAACTATTAGATTGACCATCTGTTTTCTCCAAATACATTTTTAACAAACTATCTAGTGGTTCCACTAGTGTAACTACCTGATTATTAGGAATAGGCATTTCCTTATCATTAGTTAATAAGATCCACGGTGACAAGGTAATTTCAACTGACCTATTCTCATCGTCTTCAGCAATTAATACAGGTCTATTAATTACAATCTTATGAGGTTTTGTGAGTAGATATCCCACAACCTTTTCTTCAGAAACAAGTTCTTTTATTTCTGTAATGATCTGTTCTCCGCCTTGAAGCACAGCTAGTTTAATAGACATTTTTGTTTATTTCCTTCCTATAGTATAACACTAAAAAAAGGGATCGTCAATAGATCCCTTTCTTTTGAAATGCATTTCAGACACCTGGGTGGTCCCCGTGTCTGTTCCATTGGTTAAAACCAATCTTTACGTTGATGATGTTCTGGAACTATTTTCCCTAACACCACTGTGAGGAGTCCGTCCTGAAAAGTAACTGTTCTTACTTCAGTATCGTCTGAGAGTGTCCATGCTCTTTCGAAACTTCTTTGAGCCAGTCCCTTATGTGTATATTCTGTTTCAGAGTCCTTATCTTCCCTTTGCCCTTTGACAAAAAGTTTTCCATACTCAGTGTAGACATTTACTTCTTTCTTCTTAAATCCTGCCAACGCAATCTCTAATCGAGATTCTGTGTTACTTATATTAATTAAATTATATGGAGGATAATTTGATGTTGTATCTACACCATCCCAAAATCTATTGAGATAGTCATCCATTCCAATACTGTTTCTATGAATCTTCTCCATCAATTCTGGAAGATTCGCAGCATGATACCTGGCTAGTGTGCCCATTGTTCTTAGCTCCTTTAAAAGCGAGTTTGTGTTTTGTGATCCCTTACGGCAATCATAACTAATTATAACACATCACACTTTAAGATTGGTGTTGAATACCGTTATATGTTATTCGGTTTCTTCAACCTTCTTCTTTTTAGAACCAATATTATACTTGGTTTCTAGAATCCAATCCCCCTTATCCTTATATGCTAGAACCTTAATCTGGTTCAAAGGGGCAATATCCTGAATTCTAGATACATCAACAACACTTACTAGTCCCCAGTCAGCAACAAGTTGAGCGATACGATTTCTACGCTGAACATCATTGACTGTTAGATTAGCATGTTTGCCGTCTAATGCAAATAATTCTTTAAAATGGACAAGATAATATCTACCTTGTTTATGTAAAATATGACAAGATTGATAGATCTTCTTTTCTTTTCTTGATGCTACACCAATTCTTGTTAAAGTCTCACGGACTTTTAAGAAGTCATCTGGTTCGCCTAAGGTTACTTCTACCATCTGGTCAGGCGACCACTGTACTTCAGGTTCTTGAACGACGCTCATTTGGTTCCTCCAATTTCAAATTTCGATTTTATAAAATTAAGTTGTTCTTGTGTTAGGATCCTTAGAGCTTGTTTTGCCTTTTCGTTACTATAGCCATAATAACGTTTTACCAAGTCAAGATCTTTGATCGTGTCTTTACGGAGCCAAGGAGAAAATCTCTTCTTAGTTCTCAAGATATTTATAAAAAAGTCATATTGAATTTTCTTTGGTAGAAAATGATACTTATTCATTTCATTAACAAACAGAATACAGTCAAGATGCCCAGACAAACACCTATTAATAATGTATGAAGGATACTGACTTTCTATAGAAGGATCTTCATCAATAAGATTCTTCTTTGTTTGATTAATAGAATTTAACCAGTCCTTTAATTCCATATCAAGTTAATCTACCTTTAATTACACCAACCAAAACTTTGAAGAATGACATAAATCCATTCCCCTGCAACTCATCAAACATATACATGTTTAAACGAAATGCATAGTTCGCTTCAGTAATTATAGCATTAGCCATTGACTGATTGATAGGTAAGGTATCAAGAGTGTTACGATATTGTGTTTTAAATCCCTTCTTATCAGCAATCCCCTCAAACTCATAAAATTGTAATCCTTCACCATCCCTTAAATCCATGGCTTTCTCAGCAATACCTTTAAGTATTTGTCCACCGGAAAGATCACCCATGTATCGGGTGTAATGGTGACCAACCAATAACTCTGGTTCATCGTCTGCTACCTCCCTAATACGATTAACATACTGTTGACATGCCTCACTGGGAACAACTATTGCTCTCCAATTAGGACCATAATAATATCGACAGTCTCTTTCAAGACTATTAGTGCGACTGAGTAGGTCACTATGAATAGGACCAACAATAGGAGACTCTTTTAGTTTCGACATCTCATCTTCCATCGCACGATAGATGAAATAAAAGTTAGCAACTAACTGCCGATAACTTTCTTTACTTATAACACCACGCAGAAATGCTCTAATAAACTTGGTATTCTCTGCTGCTGTATGAGACTTCTTAGTCTCTGTTTTTAATTGTAGTGCGAAATTAGATACTGTCATTGATCTTACCTGGGAGTGTATAATTGCATAATAATAATTCCTTTCTTGTTTTCTGATCTCTCATATATTCACCAACCGATCTCATTGTATATGTTAAATCAAACTCAGCAGCAGTCCATTGCAATGCTTTAAATCTATCCTTTACTAATTGATCTGAATTATAACTAACCATCATATCAATACCACTAGCATCACAATCTTCAGCGAACTTATCATGATCAAATCCTTTATGCATAGATCCCTTCTTACCGTAAAGATTATCCTTAATATCATAAGGAGGATCTAAGTACATAAAGACACCATCATGAATATCATTATTCAGGAGATGCTCGTAAGAATAACCATTTATGTGCCAGTTTGAGATGATTTCAGAGTATCCAGGTAATTTCTCAATCCCCCGTACTGAAAAATTGCTAACGGAAGCTTGAGATGAAAAACTAGAGCTTTCTGTGAGACCACTAAAACTGCACTTATTAACAATATAAAAAGCCACAGCGCGGTCAATGGATGAACTATTAGTCTCGTTAATAAGAGACTTGGAGTTATTGAATAATTCTCTTGCTGAAGTTGGATCATTGTGGGTTGATTTATAATTTAATAATTGATCCTTTAATTCTACACCAAACATCTGGAGATTCATCCAAAAGTTTACAAGAGGTTCATAAAGATCATTTACCCATATTTTTAAATGGGGATACTTTTTACTAATATGTATCGCAACGCTTCCTCCACCAAGGAATGGTTCCCTAAACTCTGTATATTCTCGAAGATCAGGAAAGTATGGATCCATCTTAGTAATAGCACGAGACTTGCCACCAGGGTAGCGCAACATCGTTTTGTAAGATTTTGGATTTTCAGCCGGTCCTTTCATTTACCTTTTCCATAATAAAATTGTACTTTTCTTGACAAGGGATTTATTTTAAGATTACATCTCAAGGGCAGGTAATTTTATTTTTGTTGCTAGACCAAGTTTCTTTAACAAAAGTATATGATACCAAGTTAAGTCAATCTGTCCAGGTAGAAACCCTTGATGGGCAGCGGATGGAAACTTATGATGGTTATTATGCCACCCTTCTCCAAAAGTAAATGCTGCTACCCACTTGTTGTTAGATGATCTATCATCAGTATCATATGGTCTAGATCCCCACGTATGAGTAACAGAATTAACTGTCCAAGTGCCATGATAAACAAGTGCCAATCTTAATGGGATACCCCAAAGGACATATGCCCATCCACCTAATGCATATAATAACAGACCTAGTGGAATTTGCAAAAGAACATAATACTTATGTAGCCACAAGTAATAAGGATCCTTTCTCAAATCTCTAGCATATTCAGGCACTTTTTCAACTGCTGGAACATTAACCATCATCCAACCAAAATGACTCCACCAAAATCCTCTATGAATATTATGAGGATCTAAGGGAGTATCAGAAAATTTATGATGTTGTCTATGTATTCCTACCCATTCAATAGGACCAAACTCAGCACTTAAAGCACCACAAGTAGCAAAGACTCTCTCCAACCACCTTGGCACTTTGAATGCTTTATGAGATAACAGTCTATGATACCCTAGAGTAACTCCCAGACAGGCAGTAACCCAATAAAGGCAAAGAAGTACACCCACAGCACCCCAACTCCAATACTGGGGTTGGAGGGCAACAATAGCATAATAATGAACTACTGCCATGAATATTACCGTAGGCCATTCTAGTTTCATTTTATAACCATTGGATGAGGTCTAGGATCTTCATAAGATTCTCTAACATCTTCCAATTTATGTTCAAAATAATGATACTTAAGTCGATTCTCTACTTCTAATTCAGTACGATCCAAGAGTCTATGCAGACCTCTTGACATCAAACGATATCCACTTCCAACGTATACCTGTCCCGCAACAACTGCAACAGTAGCAGTTCCCCAGAAAACATAATACCAACTGGATTTAACTTGATGTCTTTTCTTTTTGTTAGTCATCTTCCCCTCCCACTATGTTGTTGATGTCCACCTTGCTTAATGTTAGTCTGACTTGGTGGTCCTCCTTTAGGATTCTTACCACCACCCTTTGCTTTCTTACCTTTACCTGGTTTTTTATCACCCATTTTACTTTTCCTCCTTAGATCGATTTTTAATACAAAGGAACTTATCCTTTTTCCAAGTTCCTGCTATCTGAACTTCATATTCATCATCAGGATCCCATCCACAGTCCTCTAATGCTTTCATAAGATCACACAACAACTTCTCTGTGGATTCAGTCATTGGAATTGTTTTTCCGCCATCATACGGATTATCTTCTGGAAGCATCCATTTAGATATATGATTCATTCTAATTCACACTCCATGTTCTTGGTGCTATACGGCAAACCACACCACTCAATTCCAAGTCTTTCATTTCCCATTCAATTGTAGTTTCTCCCTTACTTCTTTGTGGGCGAGAATTATAACATTCATAAAAATATTGAAGATCTTTTTCACCAATAACAGACTGAACTTTCAAAGATAAAGAACGTGCCTTAAAAATAGTTCCAATGGGACTACTTTGCACTATAAACCTTGTAATACCTTTAATTCTAGTTGTTGATCCAGTTTGAGTCTTAATCATCTGAATTCACCCCTCAAACCTTTTTTAGTTTTTTCTTTGTGGCAATCATAGCATAAGAGTTGACATTTATCAATTTCTTTCCAAAATCTTTTTGTTAAATTTTTTGAACACATACTACGTTTTGGATTCCATTCTTTTTCTCCCGAATTAATATGATCAAGTTCAAGTTGTTCTGTACCACCACACTTAACACATCCTTTAGAACCATCTCGTTCTTCTAAAAATTTAACTACAGTAGCAAAA